CCAGCACCACTCAACGGACTCATCCGACTGCTGCTTCCATAACGACCACCAGGTGGACTCACATTACCCAAAGGCTTCGCACTCTTCAATCCACCACCCATCAACGCAGCAATACCCTTCGCAATCTCCGCTTGACCAGCCTTGTCTTCAGCCTGTGCAGGGTTCGTGGTCCGAGGTGCCTGCTTCGACGGTCTCGTACCTGTAGCCTCGGCACTCCGCTCTTGGCCCGAGAACCTTTGACCATAGTCCCGCAAACTTGTGCCGTTCGAATCCTCCGGATTATACTCCCCGCCAGTCTCCAAAAACTTACGCATCCCAGACTTACCACCCAAATGCGCCATGCCCAACATAGACTGCGGAGTTACCTTCACACCACCAACAACCTGACCAATATATCGATCCAACTCATTCGCAGCAACATAGTCCAATATGTCACCCTCATGCCACCGCTGAACTCGCTCCTGTAACGCAGGGTTCTTGCGAAACTCATCCATGCTGAACTTCTGACCAGTCGCATTCATGTAATCAGCCAAACGAGCCGGACCAAACTGATATTTCCCAGTATACCCCTCGCGGTTCACAACGTCATAACGTCCCCCGCTCTCTCTCCGACCAAGACTCTCTCTAAAATCCATTAACATAGCTCCAAGGTTCATGGACCACTGTACAATAAACCCAAATGAAAATACACCCGCGATTTTTAGAGGGGCTAGGGAACCTAGTTGTTGTTTGGTTGTTGCCCAATGGAATTACCCCCGAATGAATTTACAAAACTAATATATACAGCGCGTGTGAACGCGCACCGCCCCCAAATATAGGGGGTGCCCCCTCGCGCGATGCGCGATCTGTGCCGCAATGCGGCGAAGTTACCCCCGCGCGGGATTAGGATCATGCTGCATTGCAGCGTAAAATAATTTGATTAATTGTCGTTTTATTGTTGTTTGGTTGTTGACATTGTCGAAAATATCATTACCTTGTTACTTGTAACAAGCGTTACAGTTCATCAATACGAAAGGAAAGATTATGAACAGAGAAGAAACACTAGGCCAGATCGCCACACTCGAAGCTCAAATCAAAGAGCTTACAGCACAGCGCAACACGCTACGCGACGAAGCGATCATGAACGGCTGGGCAACATGGACATTCACTGTCCGCATGCAAGCCCCATCACTATCATGGTGGAAAGAGAACCGCCCGACAGTCTGGAAAAAATACGCAACACAGACCACGGTCAAAAAGTTCACAATCGCTTAATCAATAGGGGGCGAAAGCCCCCACCCACTACGAAAGGAAAGAATATGAAACAGCACTTTGAAGACTTCCAAACAAACGACATGTTTTCAACACCCGAGAGCATGAAAGCATTACGCAACTATCTAGAAAAGTTTAGCGGTCCAGAGGCCGTGATCGCTCAGACATGCGCGATGCTGATGTATAACTATATCGTGGCAAATTATCACCTTACCAAGAAATAAACACTTGTAGCCCAGCAACAACTGGGCTACACTCAACTTGTTCAATAAGAAAGGAAAGAACATGCCTAGAACTACATTCGGTAAAACACGTAAAGCAGACCAACCATACGCGGTATATACCAGCCCATATGGGTGGACATGGAAAGTCCTAAAGACTTACAAGCATTCCAGCGCAGAACGCGATGACCCGTATGCCCGTTGGTATGTAGCAGCAACATCGCCCCACATGCCCGATGGATCATATGAGATGGGCGATACCTATGCCCGTGAAGTCACACGCAACGGCGCACTGATCGACGCGGATCCAGAATGGATGGATGAGTACGGCGCACCCGTTATTGGTTAATCAAACCCCGCCCCCACCGCTCCGATATATGAGGTCTACGCGGTGGGGGCTTTTCTATACGAAAGGAAAGAATATGTACAACCTAACCAGACCATGCAGTTGCTGCAACGACCTAAAGGTATTAGGGGATAATGAGTTTTGGATAAGAGCAAAGCCCGAAGGCGGACATGAAACATGGGCATACTGCAACTACTGTTTGTCACGCTATCATTTGGACGGGACAAACGAGATCAAACATGATGACGATTACCCCTGTAATTACTGCACCCATCCCGATGACCTGGCGGTGATCCAAAAATGGCGTGAAGCAAACGCCGCATAAAGAACCCCTAGCCCAGGGTTATGGGCACTCCTTTCGTTGATCCCCTGCGGGCGCAAGCCCGCAGGGTTTTTTGTCAAGCCGCAGGGCCGCAGGACCGCAGAGATTTTTTATAGATTAATTGTTGACTGGTTGTTGGATCCATGCTATCAAGGTGTCAGAAGCAATGGTGCTTCGTTAATGATTACGCAAGGAGTTTAAAATGCAAAAATCATATGTTCTAGAAAACACAATGCAGGTCAAGATCGATGTGGATCTTGGTGAGATCAGCGAATTGATCGAGGCATTGGATGAGTTGGTCAACAACGATACGTCCAACAACTGGAAAGCAAAAGGTCTTGCATCCAAATTGAAAGCACTGCGCCGCGCGACTGTCGAAGAAGCGAAGCGCGAATTTGAAAACATGTTAGATCGAGTATAAGGGAGAGGGGGCTTCGGCCCCCTATTTTACATGACCACGTACAACAAAGACGCGGTTGACCAGGCGATCAAAACGTCCAGGCAACCAATCTCCAAGAAAGAAGCAAAGTTAATTCACGCAATCTTGAAAGGAAGAAAGTAAACCAGGGGGCCACGCGGCCCCCTCTTTAATATAGAGCGGCGGGGCCGCAGGGCCGCAGGGCCGCAGGGCCGCAGGGCCGCAGGGCCGCAGAGTTTAGAAAACTTTTTACTTGTTCTTTGGTTGTGCCTGGCGTACAATCAAACCGTTAACTAGAAAGGATTACACTATGAAACACGCGATTATCTACAACGGGCCAAGCCTATTGGATGGTCAACCAATCGTGGTTATTGCCACGTATTCAAACCGCAACACCAAGACGGGCCACGTTGTGCAAACCTACATATTGCGCAGCGATATCAACCCGCTTGAAGCCAGCAAGACTGGCGCAGACTATTCTATTTGTGGCAACTGCCCAATGCGCGGCGAAGTTACCACAGATCCAAACCGCAAGATTGCCAAGGGCCGCAAGTGTTACGTTAACCTTGGGCAAGGCGTTTTGATTGTATTTAAATCATTCTTGCGCGGCGTATATAAAGAGGCCCTAGTAGTAGAGGGCGACGGGTTCAAGATCAATCAAATAAAAGACATGGGCCGCGGTCGTTTCGTACGCGTCGGAACGTACGGGGACCCCGCCGCAGTACCGTCCGAAGTGTGGGACGATTTGCTAGCCGAGTGTGAAACATGGACAGCCTACACACACCAACGCCCTTGGCGTCCAGACATTGCAATGCAATCTGTTGACAGCCACGCGCAAGCGGTCGCGCATTGGGAAGCAGGAAACCGCACATTCCGAGTGATCGCAAACCTTGGGCAGATCGACCACGCAAACGAAGCACTATGTCCCGCATCAAAAGAGGCAGGGCGTCGAGTCCAATGCACCGCATGCAAATTGTGCAAGGGATCCAGCAAAGCCAAGTCAATCGCAATCGTCGAACACTAGGACAGAGGGCCACGGCCCTCTTTTCTTTTGCCTTGTCCCCTGGCACATGACCGGATAAGATAAAACTACGAGGCCGCAGGGTCGCAGGGCCGCAGGGCCGCAGAGTATATAGCCTCCAAACGAGGCCGCAGGGCGCAGAACAAAGACGCAGGGTCCTCGAACCTCGCACCTTGGGCCGCAGACATACCGCCCATGATCAAATCAGGCCCCTGATCCCCTCCAAATAAAACTATATCCTTCGTAGAGAGGTCCTTTACCAAGAAGAAATTGGCCCCACCTCGGGCAAAATACGCCATATTCCAAGCGACTTGATGAGGCGACACTTTTACTGCGTTACTTTTAGCTACTTTCAATTCCATCCAAAAGGGTAGGCCATCCCATACCATATGGACATCGGGTACACCTCCGCCGTGCTTGTTTTCAATCCTCGTTGCGAAGCACTTCTTCGGTAAGTTCTGGCGTATCTGGTTCCAGAAGTTCGCCTCGGGTCCCCTGCTCATCTGTTATATCCTTATAGCTGCCCTCAATCTGGAACGCTTGCGGATATTGTTTTTGTAGTGCAGCAAGTCGCGCCGTGATTTCATCTCTTGATAGTTGGTCTATCGTATTAATCGTCTCGCGTCTATCGATAGTCAAACCACCGAGGGCTGACCGTATCTTTTCAGCGTTGATTGCAGCAGAGAATTGCCCTGCCTCCTCGGCCCCGCGCGATAGCTGATGCAGTCTTTCAAGCTGACCGATGGTGGACACACCATACCGCCGCTCTCGTTCCTGTCGTAACTCTTGGATGTATTCCACAACATGCGGATAGTCTCTGCCGTTTAGCAGAACAGATGCCTGTTTACCCGCAAGGTCCTGTGCATATCCCGCAAGTCTGGCACACTCCGCATTCGAATAGATACCCTCGACAATCTTCTGTGCAAAGGTCATCTGTCGGTTGGTCAACTGCCTACCAAATTCTTCTTCGATCTCTTGTTTTTTGGAAGCCATAATGATTACACCTGATTACGTTGTTTACAGTGTTTTTCTAGGTAGTTGTAAGTATACTGCAAACATATTGTCGGAACAAGGGCATCGAAGTGTAATCATTTACCCCCCTTTTGTAATCAAGTGTAATCATACGCAGCTATATAAATAAGGGCTTGATTACGCCGTTTACGCTGATTACACGATTTTCGTTTCAATTTTTTTTTTTTTCAAAAATTCTGGAAAAATACCGTATATAACGTAATCATACTTTTTTGTTGACAGTCTGACCCACCTCAACTAATCTACAACCATTCAACAATTACGAAAGGAAATGAAATGCCTAATCATTGTTATCAGCAAGTTGAGATTCATGGTCCAAGGACCAAGGTTCAGGAACTGTATGAGTATCTACTGGTGAACGATCACCCAGAGTTCTTCAACTTAATTATCCCGATGCCAGAGGAGGTGAACGATGCGCCTCCGACTAGAGAGGTTGGCGGTTATGAGTTACCTGCTTGGTATGCGTGGCGTGTTAAGAACTGGGGCACGAAGTGGGATATTGCGGATGTTCAGCTTACGAATCCTTTGACGTTGCATGATGATGAGAACGCCTCGTTCTCGTTCAACTGTTGGACTGCGTGGTCTCCGCCTGTTCCTGTTTGGGACAAGTTGGTTGAGATGGGTTTGTCTGTTGATGCGGACTATCAGGATGAGGGGATGTACTTCGAGGGCCGTTATGTAAATGGCGAGGACGAGTGTTGGGAGCCAGAGTTAGAAGAGGAGGACGCGTGATGGATATGCAGAAGTATTACAGCCAGTTGGTTGGAGCGAAGATCATTGGGTTTCGGTTTGTCGAGGACGAGGATGCGTTGGAGCCGTTCCCTGTGTTTACGTTGCGGTTGGGCGGACAGACTGTTGATATGTCTTTGTCGATGGACGAAGAGGGTAACGGCGGCGGGTTCGCGTTTATTGAGGAGTATCAGTATGCATAAGATTAGTATTCTGTGGGGCGAGTGTCCCGAAGATGGGCAAGAGGCTGTGACGTACAGCTTCGATACTGAGGCGGAACTTAACGCATTCACTTTTGGGATTGCGTGTGCGGATGGATGGCTTGGTTTTGATGACACTGTGCCAGAGGGTTATGTTTATTGTGAGGAGGATGCGTGAGATGGAGGAAGTGTATATCGATACGATTGCGTACATGGAGGATGGCAAGGGTGCATCTATTCTAGCGACCTTTGCGGATCAGGAATTGTATAGCCTGTGCGCCCCTGTGATTGAAGCGTGGATCAAGGACCAAGGTCCGAGTTACTACCTCACTGAGAGTTGTGAGCGGGACATTTGTGTGGAGGTTGAGTGATGTTTGCGATGGAATACGAATGCCCATGCGGAGAGGCGTGGTCCATGGAGCATGATTGTGCATGCAATGACCGCTGCCCTTCGTGTGATCTAGAGAATGAACCTGTTAGTGTGGAGGATGCGTGATGGATGATCGAGTATGTATGCACTATGTGATCGACCGCATTGAGTATGTGATCAAGATGCATGATCCAGAGAACCCAGAGATTGCGGACATGAAATACATGTACGAGGCACTGGATAAATGGAAGGACGAGTTGATCTACAACTTGGGGGTCAATCGTCGGATAGATTACAAGGAAGTAGTGGAGTGGACTG